AGCAACACTTTTAGTACTTCTCCACAACGTATTGTGGAGAAGTGGATGTGAACTCACAGACACGGTGTCTGTGAGTCATTTGAACAACCTGAGTTGAGTACACCCTTGCTTGAGGTTGTGCCAGTCAGCCATTGCTTCGCGCTCTTGTGCACGCAGTTGTTCTTTGTGCTTGCGGTATGAGTCATCGTTGCGCTTGTAGAGTTCGTTGGCGTAGCGCAAGTCACGCTTGAGTTGTTGCCATTGGGCGCGTAGGTTTTTAGGCATGGTTTACTCCTTTGATGTGAAACGATTGAGGAACTCGGATGTGTGGAAGCCGAGCACGAGGGAAAAGGATACAAGCAAGACAATGATTCCTCGGGGCGTATCGTCCCAAATGTATGCACTGAACATGTGTATGCCTAGCGAGAGCGTGATGAATACGGTTAACTCAGAGATGATGAATAGTTTTGACATGGTTACTCTTTCCAAATGATTACTGCGAGGATGGCTTCGATGATGAGGACGGAATAGGTTAACGTGTCCCATCCGCGATCAAGTCCCACGACAAGCAATGGGGATGCGAGGAATATTTGCCACATGATTGATTCGACTTTACGCATGATTAACTCCTGTTTGACAATAAGTTGAACAGCGCGCGAGATCCCCTCGCACGCATGGATGAAAAAACTCACAGACATGATGTCTGTCAGATAGATGCCAAGAAACGGCGTTGCTCGGCTTTGGTCAACGTGTTGAACTTGGCAACGAGTTGCTTAACGGCATCGGCTTTGTTCGCGCTAGGCTTGGGTGTGCTCGTTGCAACATCGTCAAACATCTTGCTGAGAATCCGTGTGACTTGTCGCTCGTACTTGTTGCCCTGTCCGAATGTGATACCGCGCTCGCCCTCATAAACCATTGCCATCGCGCCCTCGCGCACCTCTGCAATGTAGAACGTGACGAATGGGCGTGCCGTACGTTTGTCCGCGATGCCCAAGGGTGCGAGTGCTTCCATGATACTCACAGACACGTTGTCTGCGAGTTCGATGCTTGGCTTGACTTGTTTGTACAAGGCGTCTGTGATGCCAAGGGCTGTACGAAGTGTTGTTGCTGTGAACTTGCTCATAATTGAATCTCCAATAAAAAAGCCTCGCAAGTGGCGAGGCAACACATCGACTGAACTTCTCAACCGATGCCTCTATTGTACCACAGCACGTTTCACAATCCCCTTGACAGAGCCCCACTCACCCCCGACCCCCCGATTTCAAGGCACGGTGGCATGGTGACCATGAACACTGTTCCATAACCACCCCCAATATTTCTGTAATACTTAGTACCTAACATCCCTTAACTCACATACCCCCCACCATTACTATAAAAATTCCAAACAATCTTTGTCAAACGTTATACATATCCAGCCAAAAAAATGCCCCACGTCTAAGGTGGGGCCAAAGGTTTCTTTGCAAAAACCCAAAAGAGAAGTAGGCAACCGCTTGCGCAGTCGCCGTCAAGTAGTGTACATTAGCGTCATCGAGGTTGCAAGGGCCACGCATGTTTGAACACTTGGTGCAGTTTGAACCGGACATCACCCCCCGGAATGGAATGAAGAAGTTGGACGCTGTGACGCCCAATGAGATGCTGTCTGCGCAATATGCCACAGCAGAATGGTTGGAAGAGCTTGGTGTGGAATCCGATGACGAAGTGGTCAAAGAGCACGAAACACAAGCAGCGCGTAAGGCTTTCAACGTACTTACCACTTCGGCAGATACTGTAGAACAGAAGGCATCCCTTGCAGAACTCAAGACTCCAGAAGCAGTACGTCACATCACCGGCATGCTGACCGCTTACGATTGGGAGTTTGTCTCAATGGCCAAGGAGCTGAGGGGGTACACGGTCGCCAAGATCGTGGAAGAAACGAAATCCCCCAACGCCAATATCCGTTTGAAAGCTTTAGGATTACTGGGCAAAGTCACAGAGGTTGGCTTGTTCACGGAGAAGATTGAGGTGAAGAAAGCGGAGATGAGCGACGACGAGCTCGATCAGCGCATCAAAGACAAACTCAATAAGTTCATGGACGTGGTGGACGTGCTGTCCAACAAAGAAGACATTCTTGACGTGGAGTTAAATGGACCTATCGAATCTCACGAGCCTGACGCCGCTTGAGGCCAAGCTCATCCAGAAGAATCTGCCCTACATGAGTAAGGCGGAGAAGCTGGAGCTTTTCGATGATTTAGATTTGCGCGAACGCCGCGCAAGACTTGCAGCCGCCAGTAATAACATTTTGGGTTTTGCCACGGTGGTCTATCCGGGGTTTAAGATTGGCCCGCACCACAGACGGCTTGCTAAGATATTTGAGGATGTGATTGCGGGAGAAAAGAAGCGCGTCATCATCAACATCGCGCCGCGTCATGGCAAGTCAGAGTTCAGCAGCTATTTGTTTCCTGCCTATTTCCTTGGCAAGTTCCCTGAGAAAAAGATCATCATGGGCACGCACACTGCGGGCCTATCCGAAGACTTTGGACGACGCGTCCGTAACTTAATTGAATCAGAGGAATACAATGAAATTTTCCCTAGCACACAGATTGCGGAGGATCAGAAGGCGGCTGGCAAATGGTCTACTTCGGCTGGTGGTCAGTACTACGCAGCCGGTGTGGGCGGCGCTCTGGCTGGTCGCGGTGCTGATCTGTTTGTTATCGACGACCCTCATAGTGAGCAGGACGTAAAGACAAATAGTCGCTTGGCGTTTGATACCGCATGGTCTTGGTTCCAGACGGGTCCCTTGCAGCGCTTGATGCCGGGCGGGGCCATCATAGTGATTATGACAAGATGGTCATTGTTGGACTTGACGGGCAAACTGATTGATTACCAGACCAAGAATCCAGAGGCGATACCTTGGGAGATCGTGGAGCTGCCAGCCATTCTTCCTTCGGGTAAATCCCTATGGCCAGAGCAGTGGCCCATAGAATCGCTGGAGAAAACCAAGGCGTCGTTGGACCCTAAGTATTGGAACGCCCAGTACATGCAGCAGCCCACGTCTGACAATAGTGCGATCATCTCAAGGAAGCACTGGCGGATCTGGGAGCAGGATGAGCCACCAATGTGTGAGTATGTGATCCAGTCATGGGACACGGCGTTTGAGACCAAGAACAATTCTGACTTCTCCGCTTGCACAACATGGGGCGTCTTCTACAATGAAGAGGAAGGCAACAAGGCTCAGGTTATTTTGTTGGACGCGTTCAAGGATCGCATGGCCTTCCCGGAGTTGAAAGAGGTAGCGCTTAAACATTGGAAAGAGTGGAACCCCGATGCATTCATTGTGGAGAAAAAGGCTGCTGGAGCTCCACTTATACAGGAGCTCAGAAACATGGGGATCCCGGTCGAAGAGTTCAGCCCGTCACGGGGGAATGATAAGATGGTCAGGCTTAACGCTGTGTCTGACCTCTTTGCGAGCGGTACAGTCTGGGCGCCGGACACGCGGTGGGCCCGTGAAGTAATTGAAGAGGTCGCGTCATTCCCTGTTGGGGAGCACGACGACTTTGTGGACACAACGTCACAAGCATTGCTGCGCTATAGAAAAGGCGGCTTTATTAGATTAGACTCGGATGAGAAGGAAGATAACTTCCACTACCGTAGACGTGCAGCATACTATTGAGGATAATCATGGCAACAAGTAATTTCGACAAAGCTCTGTACCAAGCACCACAGAGCATGGAGGACGAAGGGGACGATACCGACGCTTTGGAGATTGAGATTGTCGATCCCGAAGAAGTCAACATCAAGGCCGGTGACTTAGAACTTCACATGGGCAAAGATGAGAGTGATGAAGATTTCGATGCCAACTTGGCCGAGACCATGTCCGGCGCAGCGCTGTCAACACTGGCAGGCGACCTGAACGGGGACATTGAACAAGATAGAGGCTCCCGTAAAGAATGGGAGAAAGCGTACACCGAGGGGTTGAAACTCTTGGGACTCCACATGGAGGAACGCACAGAACCTTGGGATGGCGCATGCGGAGTGTTCCACCCCATGATTACAGAAGCTGTGGTTCGCTTCCAAGCCGAGATGATTACGGAGACTTTCCCAGCCCAAGGCCCGGTGCTCAGTAAGATGATTGGCAAAGAGACTCCCGAGATGCGCGAGATCGCCATCAATGTTCAGGATGACATGAACTTCGAGCTCACAGAAGAGATGAAAGAGTTCCGCCCAGAGCACGAGCGCATGCTCTGGAGTTTGCCAGCCACGGGCTCCGCGTTTAAGAAAGTGTACTTCGATCCCAACTTGGGACGGCAGGTCAGTATGTTTGTACCCGCCGAAGACGTCATCCTGCCTTATGGCACCACGGACTTAGACACTTGCCATCGCTTGACGCACGTGATGCGTAAAACAAAGAATGACATTTTAAAACTTCAGCAGGCTGGGTTTTATTTAGACGTCGAGTTGCCAGAGCCTCGTCGTGAGAGAGACGACATCAAGCAGGCCAAGGACAAAGAAACTGGGTTTAGTGACCTGAACGACGACCGCTACACACTTTATGAATGCCACGTTGACCTCGACTTGGACGGGTTCCAAGACGTTGATGAGGACGGCACAGAGACTGGCATCATGTTCCCTTACGTTGTGACCTTGATTAAGGACACGAATACGGTTCTCTCAGTCAGAAGGAATTGGAAGGAAGATGATGAACTCAGACTCAAACGGCAACACTTTGTCCATTACCAATACATTCCCGGTTTCGGCGCTTATGGATTTGGACTGTTTCACCTTATCGGAGGATTTGCTAAATCTGCTACCAGTATTATGCGACAACTGGTCGATGCCGGTACCCTCTCAAATCTCCCCGGTGGCCTCAAATCTCGTGGACTACGCATTAAGGGCGATGATACGCCTATCGCTCCGGGAGAATTCAGAGACGTCGACGTCGCATCTGGAAACATAAGAGACTCCATCCTCCCACTTCCTTACAAAGAACCCAGCAACGTATTGTTCCAGTTGCTTGGACAGATCGTTGATGAAGGCCGCCGCTTCGCTGCAACCGCAGACATGCAAGTGTCTGACATGAATGCGCAGGCTCCAGTTGGTACAACGCTGGCTCTTCTTGAGCGCCAGCTTAAAGTATTGACCGCAGTTCAGGCCCGTGTGCACTTCGCTCTGAAGCAAGAGTTGAAGTTGCTGAAAAACATCATTAGGGATTACACTGATCCTGACTATACATACGATCCAGAGTACGGCGGGCGCAAGTCAAAGCAAACGGATTATGACAAAGTCGACATTATTCCTGTGTCGGATCCCAACGCAGCAACTCTTTCACAACGCGTTGTACAGTATCAGGCGGTCATGCAGATGGCGCAGCAAGCGCCTCAGATCTATGACATGCCCCAGTTGCACAGGTCAATGCTGGACGTATTGGGCATCAAGAACGCTGAGAAGCTTGTGCCCCTGCCAGACGACCAGAAACCCACAGATCCAATCTCTGAGAACCAAGCTGCGCTCAAGGGCAAGCCTTTGAAGGCATTCATGTATCAGAACCATCAGGCACATATCCAAGTGCACCAGTCCATGATGCAGGACCCAGCAGTGATGGCGATCATTGGGCAGAACCCACAAGCGCAGGTCA